GTTGCGTGAGTTTATTAATGCGACATGTCGTAACAAAGACAAGTCAACATGGAAACGACCACACAAACGTTTCTTAGGTCAAGACATCTACATGCCTAGCATGATTGGTGAATCAGTAGGCAAAATTGTAGTGGGTATTGACACATCAGGTTCTATTGGTCAACAAGAACTTAACGAGTTCTTAAGCGAAGTTGTATCTATATGTGATGATGTATCCCCATCAAGTATAGAGTTGTTGTATTGGGATACTCATGTTGCAGGACACGAAACATACAATCAAGGTGATTATGATGCCTTGTTTCAATCTACCAAACCTGCAGGAGGAGGTGGCACTCATGTTGGGTGTGTTAATCAGTATCTCAAAGATAAACGCATTGAACCTGAAGCTATCATTATATTAACAGATGGTTATGTAGAAAATGACTTCGGTGGTAATTGGGATTACCCTACACTATGGGCAATTACAACTAAACATATCACATCACCACATGGTAAGACAATTCATATTGACAACTAACCGTTCCCGATTTGCACTCAAGAGTGCATTTCGGAACATAACATGAGGAGAATTAAAATGGCAACATATATTAGAAATGAAATAGCACAGTATTCAGAGATAACAATGAAGATGAATTTTAACAAGTTTAGTGATAGACACATTAAAAACATTCTTAAACAAATAAAAAATGGTGCAGTATCTTACGGGAATTCAGCTACGGCAACAGTAGCCAAGTGGTTATTAAGAAAGTATCCCATGTCTCACTTTAGATACGATAGTGCTTATGTTAGATGGCAACATTTGCCAAACGGTCACCCTTTCTTTTCTAAACTTAAAGATATAGCGTCAATGACCAAACTACAACCTGATTTATCTGATTGGGAAAGAAATAATTTAGATATAACCATTAAAACTGCTGATGAAAACACATCATCAGACGATGTGAGGGTTTATAAATTTGATAAACATTTAGCCAAACAACTTAAGAAAGTAATGATAATAGAAAATGAAATACCTACGGAACTGAAAGACTTTCTAGATAAGATGGAAAGACGAGAGTTAGGGGTAATAGATGTTAATTTTTATGATTTTGCAGATAGTTATTAACCTAAAGGAGAACTAAAATGAGTATCAGTATAGCAAGCAGTGCAGTTTTAATTGACTTAAACATATCAGTATGGACGGCTAGGAAACTAGATAAGAATGTGTCCAAAGAAATTGATGTGAACAAGAACACCACCATCAAGGCGGGTAACTATAATAAACATATCCTTGCAGGTTCAGATCAACTAGAAGCCATCACTAAGTTATCAGGTGAAATCCGTGAATGGCATGGGAGACAAACACTACCTTGGTCAGACACAGGCACAAGACTATTGCCTATGAGTAACTTTTTTGACTATAAACAACAGCTTGGTATTTATGAAGCTGAATTTAAAGCACGTATAAACACATTTATACAACAATATCCAAACATCATTCAGGGTATGGTATATAAACTAGGTAATCTATTTGATAGGTCAGAGTATCCCGATGCAGACAAGATTGCAAACAAGTTTAACTTAAGATATACTATTATGCCTGTGCCTGAAACAAAGGACTTCCGTGTTGACATCGCAGATGACATACGAGATGAGATGCAGAAAGAATATCAGAAGGCATACGAAGGTCGAGTTGAAGCCGCTATGGGTGACGCTTGGTCTAGATTGCACACCACACTAGAACATATGATAGATAGATTAAGTGGTGATGATAAAAAGATATTTAGAAATAGTTTGGTAGATAATGCATTAGAGTTGACAAACTTATTAACAAGGCTTAATGTAACAAACGACCCACGATTAGAGAATGCAAGGCAAGCACTAGAACAATCCTTAGTTGGTGTAACAGCCGATGAGTTACGAGATAGTAAAGGTGCTAGGCAAGAAATTCTTTCTCGCGTAAATCAAATTATGGAGACTATATGAAAGTATATCATGCGATGCATGAAGACTCACCCGACATAACTCAAGAAGATAAAGAAAAAATATCTATCCTTAAACTTGTAGATGTTGGTAGGTATATAAAAAATGTAGGCATTAGAGATGGACAATTCTATGTGCTTGCAGAGAATGATACAGATGAAGTGTATTTAGAGTATAAGCAAGCTATAGCAAGAATAAATCTTGAAATACCTAAACTTATGGATCAAAGATTGTTTGAACAAAAAACTATGGAATACCACAACAAGAAAGCAGAAATAGTAAAACGACTTATGGAAATGCCACGTGACTGATAAGAAAGTAAAAGAAAAGTGGGTTAAACAACAAGTTGTTAAAATGTTGAAAGCTCGACAGGTGTATTATTTCTTTCCTGTTGCTGGAGCATATACAAGTATAGGTGTGCCCGATATAGTTGCATGTATTAAAGGTAAGTTTGTAGGTATTGAATGTAAGGCAGGGACTAATAAGCCTACAGAACTACAACTACGAAACCTTGAAGCCATACGCGATAATGAAGGTATAGCTATGGTTGTGAATGAGGATGACTTAGAAGTTTTAGAACAACGATTGGAAACTATAATATGACTATGATAAGAAAAATACTAAGTAAGTATAAAAAAATAAAAGATATGATCAATAACCCCCCACACTATACTCGTGGAGGTATTGAAGCTATCGATTATATGGAGGCTAAATCTACACCTGAAGAGTTTACGGGACACTTGCGACTTACAGCATTAAAGTATTTATCAAGGACAGGATATAAAGATAATGCCCTGCAAGATTTAAAAAAAGCACAGTGGTATGTTAATAGATTAATAGCCTATGTAGAAAAACAGACGGTGAAATATAAATAATGTTGGCATATAGTATTGCGTTGATATCAGGAGTTATGGTAGGCTTAGAACTTAGATTTGCGGAGAAGCAAGCACCTTTTTATTTTTCTCTCGTAATTGATTTATTTATTATTAGATTGGTATTGCAAAAGCTTAAACCATGTCCGACGACGCAGACAACACCCAAGACAGGCTAGAAAAAGAAGACGCTATTCGCCGTAAGGAATTAGCGGGTATAAAATATATAAAAGGAATGGGTCACTGTTTAAATTGTGGCACAAAACTTAATGACTCAAGACGTTGGTGCGATAAAGATTGTGCTGACGATTGGGACTACAACGTCAATAGACGCAAATAAAAGGAGAGAGATATGGCAACAAAGTCAACGAAGCCTACCATCAGGGAGACTTCTGCTACGACATTTGATCGTGGCGAACGTAACCTTATCATAACCATACATCATGGTGTTATTAAAATCAGACCTAAAGGATTAAAGTCAGAAGAAGTTATTGACATTGCGGCTATATATGAGCATGCAGTCAAAGCCCGCGTTAGGGGTAAGTAATGCCTAATCTAATAACGATTGACTTCGAAACCTACTACGATAAAGAGTATGGGTTAAAGAAGTTTACTACCGAAGAATATATTAGAGATGAGAAGTTTGAAGTTATAGGCGTTGCCGTTAAAGATAAAGGCGTAACTAAATGGGTATCGGGCACTTACGATGAAATAAAATCTTTTCTAGATAGTTACAATATGCATGAGCACTTTGTGTTAGGACATAACATGAAGTTTGATGCCGCAATTCTTTCATGGCATTATGACATACACCCCCTAGGTTTATTTGACACCATGAGTATGGCTCAAATAATACATGGTTTAACTGAGTCTGTATCATTAGCTAATCTATCTAAGCTATATAAATTAGGTGAGAAAGGCACAGAAGTATTAGATGCTTTAGGTAAGCGACGTGTAGATTTTACGTCAAACGAAATGTGTTCTTACGCTAAATATTGTATGAATGATGTAGAACTAACTTATGAATTGTTTACCGAGTTGAAAGATAAGTTTACTTCACCCGAGATGAAGCTTATTGATTTAACTATCCGTATGTTTACAGAACCTAAATTAGAACTTAATAAAGGGCTGTTGATACGACACCTCCACGAAGTTAAAGAAGCTAAAGAAAAGCTACTTGCTACAGTATGTGTAGAAGCTATCGCCCTTCCCGCAGGCACAGATAGAACTGTGGTTAATAAAGAAGTTTTAATGAGTAACCCTAAATTTGCTGATTTATTAATAGAACAAGGGGTGCCCCCACCTGTGAAAATTAGTCCAACTACAGGGGAAGCAACATATGCTTTTGCCAAGACCGATGAAGCGTTTAAAGCTTTATTGGAACATGATAATCCATACGTTCAAGCTTTGGCTGCTGCCCGCATTGGGAACAAGTCGACGATTGAGGAAACAAGAACAGAAAACTTTATTCAAATAGCCAACAGGGGTAAGCTACCCGTTCCGTTAAAGTATGCGGGGGCAGTTGTATCTCACCGATGGTCAGGGATTGATGGAATTAATTTACAGAACTTACCAAGAGCATCAGAGCTAAGACGAGCTATATGTGCACCTAAAGGTTATAAGATTGTAGCATCAGATTTAAGCAACATCGAACTACGTTTAGCCTATTGGTTTGCTAAATCATCTGCCAAGATACAACAGATTAAAGACGGTATTGACTTATATAAACAATCAGCCGCAGACATAACAGGAATACCATATAACGAAGTTAACAAAGACCTTAGGTTCATCTTTAAGGTAGTGAACTTGTCGGGTATCTATGGCGTAGGTGCCGTTAAGATGCACTCAATCTTAAAACAAGGTGGTGTAGAGAAAGACCTACAAGAAGTTAAGAATATTGTGTATGCGTATCGGAAAGCTAACCCCGATTTGATTGAGGCATGGCAAGATGCAGGCACGATGTTAGAATCAGTCAGAGCAGGACAAGTTTACACCATGGGTAATGGCGATATTATTACAAGTGTGCCCTATGAAGGAATGATGAAACCTAATGGTATGATGTTAGGATTACCTAACTTACGCAAACTAAGGACAGAACGTGGAGATTCGTGGGCTTACGATAAGTTACTAGGTAGAACAATAATCCCTGAGTATATACACCCCGCTAAAACATTTCAACGCTGTATACAATCGTTGGCTCGAGATATAATTGCAGAACAATTAATTCAAGTAGCTAAAAGGTATCCTGTCGTTATGACTGTGCATGATGAGTTAGTCATGCTGTGTAAAGATGAAGAAGTAGATGACTGTAAAGCTTACGTTCAACAATGTATGACTACTGCCCCTGCTTGGTGTAGTGACTTACCATTAGATTGCGAAATAGGTGTTGGTGATAATTATAAGGACGCAAAGTAATGTCTTACTATGAAATAGGCATTAAATCAACCATAGCTAAAGAACTATATGACTACGCCTTTAATACTCAACCTTGGTTTCCTCATTATAATTTTAATGTTAAACCCATACCTACAGAGTTAATAGCACAAGACAACTTTTTTAAATGGCTACACGCAAGATATGGGTTTGTAGCAGGGGTATTAAAATTAGACCCTTACACTTGTTATGATTGGCATACAGATACAAGACGTGGCGTAGGTATTAATATGCTGTTAACTCCTTTTGATAGAAGTGTTTGTGCCTTTGCCCCCAACAAAGAAGGGGTAGTATTTGAAATAGAAGAATTAAAGTATAAGCCCTCAACATACTATATATTTAATACGCAAGTGCCACACACAGTGTATAATTTTGAAACAACCCGATACTTAATGAGTGTTGAGTTTGCTAAAGATAAAGATGAGTTAAGTTTTGATGGTTTATTAGAAGACATAAAAAGTAACTATGAAGGGTAATTTTATACTTGAAAAATATATGGACGATGTAAATTTATGTGATGATCTTATAGAATATTTTAAATCTAGAGAAGATAAAAAACCTGGCAAAATATATTTAAGAAACTTAAATGAATCAGTAATTAATCTTAATGATAAACAAAGCACTGATGTACCTATACACGAAAAAGACGTTGTGAATAGCGATGTACTACAAAGATATATTAACGAATTACAAAAAACTGTAGATTTATATAATGAAACATACCCATATGCAAATCATTATGGTCCGTGGTCTATGATAGAAATATTTAATATTCAACACTATAAACCTAACGAAGGATTTTTTGTGTGGCATTCTGAAAGAACATCAGCAATGAACCCAGCAACTACTAGGCATCTTGTATTTATGACATATTTAAACGATGTAATGGACGGTGGAGAAACAGAGTTTTATCATCAAGAATTAAAAGTTAAACCTAAAAAAGGCTTGACCCTTATATGGCCAGCAGATTGGACACATACACATAGAGGCGTAGCATCACCTACACAGGATAAATATATTGTTACTGGGTGGTTTAACTACGTGTAGTATGAATAATATACAAAAAAAGTTAACACCTCAAGAAGAGAAGAAAAATAAAATGCAACCCTTTTTACACAACCAAGTGTTTGGCGTAAACACGTCTTTAACTTTAAATTTAGAAATGGTAGAGGGAGTACCTATTGTCGTAGTAGATAATATTTTTAGAGACTTAACGTCAATCAGAGAGGTAGTGCTCAAATCTCCAGTAGGTAATTGGAAGTATGACCCACAGGGTAGAAACTATAAAGATTATTATGATGCACGTATAACCTTTCCACCATTGCAGACAGAGCTATACAACATCAGCAAAAGTATTATACAAAGCACATATAAAAAAGAAGTAGGATTAGATGATGGACTAAATGTTAATTGGTTTAAACAAATAAAACCTAAAAGGTCTGACTATGCTTTTCCTCATCACGACATTAGAAGATTAGACATACAAAGCTATACGTGCATAGTTTATTTAAATACTGATGAAGAAGCGTCAGGAGGAACGGCATTTTTTAGAAACAAAATTACAGGAAATATAGACGGAATTAAACCTGAGGAAATTAAGTTTATAAAAGATTTCCCTCAAACGTATGAGAATGGAATGGACTATTGGTCTCCTACGGAATATTGGAATATTACAGGATATGTTCCTATGAAACCTAATAGACTTGTTATATTTCCTGCTCATTATTACCACGCTGCCTATCACCCACAAGATAGTTTTTATGATATACCGAGAATGACTCTTGTGTATTGGTTAAGAGAAGAAAAAGTACTATGAAAAAAACGGCACAGAATGATATAACGGGAGATTGGTTACAGTCTAAACCTAACAATGAACAGTTTGAAAAGAACTTTGATTTAATCTTTAGAAAGAAAAAAGAGTTACCTATAGATAAAGAATGGGATCAAATGAAACCCGTAGGAAAAGAAGTTTTACCCGAGTATGAACTTAACCCATCAACAGGCGAGGTGCAAAAAAAATGAATAAACGCATACCAAGAAAAGAAGGACAACCCACTAAGTCAGACAAACATTCTGATTTATATACAGACGAAGACCCTAAAGGTACTATTACAGGATTAAAGTTTGCTACGGCACAAGATGCTAAAACAAGTGTAGCTAAAATTAAATCAAGTGGTCGTTCTCATGCACATAAAATACAAGCGGCTATTGCTATGGAACAACGAGCAAGAGTTATGGGCAAAACAGATGCAGCAGGGGTATATCGTAAGTTTATTGATGCGGTAAAAAAGAAGTGACTTTTTTAGTAGCTAACATTCCGCCTGTCAAATGCTTTGTACGTAGAGAGTATTTATATAATCACGAGTCAGGTCAAGGTGAATTAGAACCTTGTGTGTGGATGACGGCTAAAGCAATTAAAGGTCAAGCATTTCGTATCGAGTCAATGCTTACAAACTACGGCGCCCTCTATGACAAGCTACCTATATCCGCTTATGTATGGAAAGCGGTTGATAATCCTTT